TAAAAGCTGTTATTATATCAGAGCATATCCAATCGGGGTGAATGCGTTTAGCGGTTTGGATAAGCTCTAGCATAGCCAATTTGTCTGGCCTATTAGATATTTGTAGTATATCTAAACCCTCTGAGAATATTTTTAGGAATTTCTCATAGCTGGTTTCTTCTAATATTGGTTCCATTTGTTAATATCTTTTTTGGACAACTTGTCTTTTTCTATGAAATATACTTGCTCTTGTCATTGTCTTTTTTTATAGCCTCTCTGAGTAGCGCTTGGAAATCTATTTCTTCTGCTATAATCCAATCGAAATAACGCTCTAATACTATTTCTTCTGCGCGGCATTTCCTAAGACCGCCTACCCTGTCAGCTTCCATGATAGACTTCATAAAGTTTACTTTGCTTGTAGAAATACGAATATCTATTTCCTCTTTTAACGAAATAATATTTTGTTCTGTAAATTCTACTAGCCCCCAAAGTTGAAGTTGGGTACATAAAAAGTGATAGCCAAAAGGATAATTAGTAAAGGCTCGTTTTTCTTTCCACTCATTAAAGGCTCCTATTATGTTTTTATACATATAGGCGTTTTGTTCTTTAATGGGAGGCATCCCATACGCTTCACGATCTCTTAAATCTGTTTGTTTATAGTCTCTGATCCCTTCTAGGATACTACCGCTGTAAACTTTTTTCTGGTTTGTTTGTTTTTGATTTTCCATTTGATTTTGATTTTGTGTATTTGATATAATTATTAATAAACTCGTATTTAAAATTCTTGTAGATTTTTTGGGCTGTCTCTAGTTTTTTTACAGACCATGCAGTTAATCCAAAATCATTATCGCTGGGGAATAATTCTTTCTCTTTCAGTTCTATTTCGATCCCCTGCATTTTTATTTTCTGAGCCTCTTGTTTTTTAATCCAGAACACTTCATATCCAAAAACCATTGGCTTCCCATCCCATGCCTTGCCGTACTGTTCATAAATGGCGGCATAGTCATTTCTTTGCATTTGCCTGTAAAGGAATTTGTTTTTAGTTATCTCTTGTCCTAGTTTTTCCATTTATTTATTTTAGTACCCGTTGCGTTAAATTAGCGATTATTTTATTTTGGGTATACAAATATACTACTAAATAGTAGATCGTGCAACCTTGATCATATACAAATGTAAATTTAAGGTTTTAACCTTTGTATGAATCTCCGTAAAATTCTCGCATCATGTCATCGCGTTTCTTTTTTCTTCTATCGAAACCATCTAAATCACGCTCTCCAAAGTAATCTATGCCTTCTATTGTTGTGCCGTCATTCTCTTGCTTTCTAAGGCGGTTGTGGATACCTATATTTATTTGCTCTGACATTTGCTTGCGTTCATCCATGTATTTACCAAGCCATTGGCATATAATATTAACGTCCAAACGATATATTTCGCCATAATGACCCATGATTGCCTTACTAAAACAAAGCCTTATATCTTCGATTGTTAAGCAGTATAATGCTTCATCTGTTGGTATAACTATAAACTCAGCAGCACTAAAAATCTGAGCGGCTGTCATTTGTTTTGCAACATTCAAAACATCGTTTAGTTTTGTTATTTCCTGAATTAATAATGACTGTTGAGTTTCATATCCATATTCTCTTTTAATCGCTGCAAGCGAAAGTATTTCCCTAGATAGTGCTTTGGTTACTATTACTTGCAGACTTAGCGGCTTGCTGTCTCCTAAACTCTGCAAGTACATCATCGACTGTTGGTCTGGTGTTTTTTCTGGTAAGTTGTTCATGGTTTTTAATTTGGTTTATAATATTTGATAAATTAGAATTTATTTGCCTTACTCTGGTTTGTTTTTTATAGAATGGATCCCACTTGTCGTAACTTGAAAGCACCACGCCCCAGTTAAGTTTTATTTCTTCTTTGCTTTTAAATTGTGAACTTAAATATGAGATTATCTGCTTCATTGCGTTTCCATCCGAACCATCATATTGCGGTTCAACTCCTAATTTTGCACGAGACCATTCATAATACATATCTACCAGATCTTTTCGTATTTCTTCTTTTAAATCAGGAGAAAAAGAAACATCGCTGCTAAGCGATGAAAATTTTTCTTCGGCTTTTCTTTCTTCTTTGTTTTCATTTTTAGAATTGTTATCATTCTTCTCATTGTTTATATTATTATAATTATTGTTTGTAGGTCGGTCATGTTCTGTTATTGTATCGATTGTTGTTCTGTTATTGTATCGATTGTTGTACCGTCTTTGTTTCGTTTTTGTATCGATTGTTGTTCCACTTTTCTGGTAACTCTCATAGTTACATACAGTTATGTGTGTTGTTTTCGTTACGGTTTTTAAACTAATCATAGAATCTTTTTGTAAGAGTTGTAGAAAAATTCTGAAACGATTTGGAGTTGTTCTTAGTTCTTTCGCCCAACTTCTTAAACTCTTTAAACTCTCCCCTCTTTTACAAATAATTAGTTCATTACCAATTAATACTTTATTATCTGAGTGGTTGACTTCCATCAATATATATACCCACCATTGAAACTTTACTGGATCATTCCATATCCAGTGCTTTTTAACAGAACGATATATAGCTATCCACCCCGTACCATAGTTTTCTTGTGGTTCGTTTAATTCTAAATCCATTTGTTTGCTATTTAGTTAATTCCTTTAATTTGTTATCTATTTTATTTTTAATGTGTTGCTTAAATACATCATTTGTTATAGGATAATACTCGTCCTCTAATATATATTCTAAGTAATTATTTAGAATAAAACTTAAATCTTCTATTGGTATAGCTACATAATCATCGCTATATGACCAACTATAACCATTCTCCTCATGCTTAATGCAGCGAGCTAATCCTAATAATACATGCCTTATATGACCAGTTATACATTTTCTCCTGAGATCATCCAGATGGTTTTCTGTTTTTATGTTATATTCTACTCTCTCTCTTATTTCGTTTTCTCTTATCTCAAATTCTTTTTCTGCTTTTTCTATATCGTTATTTTTCATAATTTTTTTATTTTACTCTATAAACTTTAATTTTATTTGATTCTTTATCATATAATACTTTATAGATATTATCTACTAAGCCATTATGTTTTTTATAAGCGAATGTTGCAGATCTTACTCTGTGTATTTGCTTATATAGGTCATTTTCAGGATCTATAATCAAACAATCATCTAATTGTAATTTATCGAAACCATATTTAGGGGTTGCTCCGCGACCTATCTTATAGGTGGATAGTTTTTCTTTTATTATTTTCATAAAGTAAATATAATAAAAGTAATTATAATATTATAAAATATTCACATATTTTTTATCACCACCGATATGATCTCATTCAGGTACTTTGTATCATGGACGATACTGCCTCCGAGACGTGGGTTTATTTCTAAGATTAGAAGTCTATTACCTACCTTCTTGTAGTTGGCACAGGCAAAGCCAGAGTAGTTTAATTTGCTGAATATTTCTGCAAAGATTGGATCCTTTATAGGCTCTACTTTATAGTTCGTTATATTACCCTTTTTTATATAACCACTTATTTTACCTTTAAAGGCTAAACCAAATTTTATTTGGCCATCCTTTACATAGAAGTTTCCTACATATTCAGTCGGATCGTCTACATATTCTTGTATAGTATAGTTTTTACAACCTAAAGGATTATCACTTTCATTATGCAGCATGTAGATACCCCTGCCACCAGATTGTATGTTCGGCTTATAAATGGCTGGATATGCCATGCTCTCTAAAAAGAAATTTTTACCATTGTCATTATACTTATATATTCTGGGTATATAATCCTGATAGCTGTTATTGACCATCCATTTTATAAATAATAGCTTATTATCTAGTAGCCTTATAGTATCTGAATCCTTGCAGCATATTATCTTGTCTGCAAATGGTGGGTTTATTTCATTACATACAAACATCTCATGGTAGTGGCATGGTATTATAACACCATATTTGTCTTGCCTATTACGCTCTATGTAGTAGATGAAGTGCCTGCTATACTTTACAGTTACGATGTGATCTATTTTTCTTAATTGCTTTGCCCAATTAAAAGCACTCCCGAAAAGTATGTTCATTAGATTAGAATAGATCTGTCATTTCTACCTTCAAAACCCTACATATTTTCCTTAGTGTTTTTTGTCTAGGTATACGCATTACTTCTTTACCCCTCTGATCTTTAACGGCCCTAAACCACATACTAACCGTCATAGGGTGTACTCCTACTTTTTTACATAACCATATTTGTGTTATTCCCCTTGTTTTTAATATCTTTCTTAAACCTTCCATCGTATAAAAATAATACTTTTATATAATAATAATGTTATATTTTTGTATATATTTGTAACGCATTTTTGTTGAGTTTTTGATTTTAATTAACCACTCTATTGTTGTAGGTAGAGTGGTTTTTATTTACTATTTTACAGTCTAATAATCAGTAATCATTTTAGTTTTATTTAAGGGGCATCTCGTAAATGCCTCTTTTTTTTATGTCTGTAACCTATTTATTTGCATTGCGTATTATGTCTTGTGCAGAAAGACATAAATAATCCTTTCGACCTACCAATACCCGATGAATCCGATTATTCTATTTTTTACCTTCCTAAATCATGTAAGCGGATACTTCTCTTATCCGATATACATATACCTTTCCATGATGTAAAATCGCTTACCAAAGCTATTCAATTAGGTATAGATAATAAAGTAGATACGGTCTTGCTTAATGGTGATATAGCCGACAATTATCAAGTGTCTCGCTTTGAAAAAGATCCCCGCAAAAGGTCTTTTAAAAGTGAAATAGAAATGGTTAAAGACTTCTTAAAGCGCATACGCCTTACTTTTAATAAAGCTAAAATATATTATAAACAAGGTAACCATGAAGAGCGCTGGGAATCCTTTCTAAAAAGAAAAGCTCCTGAGCTGCTAGATATGACTGAGTTTAAGTTCGATGTAATTCTTGGATTAAATGAACTGGACATCTCTTACATTTCTGATAAGAGAATAATAAAGGTCGGTAATCTTAATATATTACACGGACACGAGCTAGGAAGCTCATCATTCTCGCCAGTAAATCCTGCTCGGAGCTTTTTCCTTCGTGCTAAAACAAATATCATTGCTGGACACCATCACCAAACCTCTGAGCATATAGAGCATGATATTAATGGCAATCATATAAAGGCTTACTCTACTGGCTGCCTTTGTAGCTTAGTAGCTGAATATATGCCTCTTAATAAATGGAATCATGGCATTTCACTTATTACCATAAAAAACGACAAGGCTTTGGTGCAGAATATTAGATTATAATTGTACCCATTTATCTGGATATACTTTACGAGATCCAGCACCATTCAATATTTTTAATAACGCAGTTCTTAGATGCTCATTAACTTCATCAACTGTTATAGAAAATATTGATGCTATATCATTAATATCCATTTTTTCATCCAATTTATGACTTATTATAAATGCTTCCATATAAGTTAATAGATAGGGATTGTCTTCCATAAAATATTATTTACAAGTAGTCTTAGATGTTATCGTTACCGTTGCTGTATAATTCCCAGAACCAGCCGTTGACTTCGTAGTAGTAGTCTTGCCATCTACTCTTTTTAGATCATCGCCACAGGCTTCAAAACTACTAGATCCATTTGATGTTTGTGGATAACCTGGCACATTGCCATTTACGTCTGTTACTGTTTTAACTGACGTTGTACATTGTCTACATTTTTTGCAGTTCTGGAATAATAAGCTACTTACTATAAGTAGTACTATGGTTGTTGTTGTTTTCATTTGTTGTTGGTTTAGTTTGTTAATATTTAAATTTTATCCTGTTCAAATAGTTCTTTTTCCATAGATATAAATTGCGCATAGGCCTCATTTTTTGACATAGCCTCTATTGTTTCAAGTTCCCATTCTACTGTTTTGCCTCGAACCTCCATAACGCTAAATCTATTAACTATATATTCAGCAGCTTCTCTTGTTTCAAAATATAATGGTGGCAGTTTATTTCTTAATCCCTTATTCACAATTTGCATTTTAATTATCTGTGTCATGTTATTTTAATTTTGTTTATTTTAAATTTTGTAATGTATTATCCCTTATGTCTGACCGTATTTCGTCCAACATTTCATACAAATTCCACAGAGAATGGTCGTGTTTATATAATAATGAGCAAAAAAATAACTGAGATATTACAGAGATAATACAGGTGAACACTACTATTGCACGTACTATTTCCTTTGTTATAGTATATTTTTCTTGCATGTGTTATGGCTTGAAGGCGTTAGTTAATGTATCAAATAGGGATTGCTCTGGCTCTAATATCTTTATAGACTCTAATTCTTTCTTGTCTATAATATTCTCATGCCAATCTATATAGCCTACTTCGCTATCGTCTCTTTTCTTTATAAAGTATTTTTCTTGGCTAAGAGTGATAAAGTAATCTGAATGATTATAGCCGAAGATCTGCCCATCTTTCATATTGAATTGGACAATGTAGTTACTGCTTGTTAGTTTCATTTGTGTTGTTTTTATTTGTGATTAATAGAGCCTATATATTATTTCTACAATTAAAGAATTTCTTTGAAACTTCATTCTCTAGTTTTTTTATTTTTATTCTGTCCTGCATTTCTTTAGAGCAACTATCGCAAAGAGAGACTTCGCCCTGATCATCCATTTCATCTTCTTCATAGTGCATACATGGATCCATATTTGTTTTAAAATTTCCTTTACATATAAAGCATTGAAATATTCTCATGGTATTTTTTATTAATAATTCCTAAAATGGTAAATGCAATTTATCTTCGCAAACTATAACCTCCCAATCCACCTCTTTGGTCAACTCTTTAACCCTGTTAGCTGTTAAGTGTACCCTTCTGCATCTGTAAGTTAATATACCATTTAACATAAATGGTTCTAACTTCTTTAATCCAAAGTGCATATTATTTTTACCTGCAAAAGGCAATCTATAAAGTACTCGTTTGTGCCAGCCGAATCTTACTTCGTTATAAATAAAGCCGTATTTAAATTTGATTGTCATTGTGGTTACAAAAATATAAAAAGATATTTTAATTTCAAAACTTATTTAACACAATTAAATACTTTTATTTCGTTAATCTTTGTGTTACCTGCAATATTTATTAAAAATTCCAACCGCACAGTTACGCAGTTTTAAGTTTCTTCAATAACAAACTGTTGTCAACCATGTATTTTCCAAACCCTGATTTTTCTTCGTTAGAAAGTTGCGGTATTTCATGTTCAGTATTGTAACTTTCTTTAATCACATTCATGCAGGTTTGGAAATCGTTTCCGCACAGTTTTTTTATTCCTTCAAGTTCTGCTTTTAGTTCTTGAAACCATTTGGGATTTACCTCTTTCAAGTAATCCATCGCAACTGGCAGATGATGCGTCATTAAGCTATCGCCTGTAATGTGGTTTAGCATTTCATACACATCTCCAATCTCAGTTGATAATCTGCCATCCAAAATGGAGAACAGTTGTAGCATTGTGAATTTCTTTGTCATGTTATTTAGTTTAAATGCCTCCCTAATTTTTAATAAATACTGACAGGTAACATGGGCTTGGCAAAATGCCACCAATCAGCTTTGTGCCTTGAATTTTATCGGTTGCTTGGTGGCACTATCGCCAAGCCCCGTCCATTATGTTCAATATTTTTTATCATTTAATTTTTGCCAACGCTCAATGAAATAATGTTTTAATTTTTCGTTCAACTGTGCAAATAGTATCGTTATGGCTTCCTCCGTGTGGCACTAATAAAACCTCTATCAGTTCCATCCCTCTTTTTATTCCAACTCCGCTACTATTCCAACCAAAGCACATTACAACTCCATCCGGTTTAAGTATTCGGCTAATCTCATTTATGTGCTTTGTCCTCCAACTGCTTTGTGTTGTTTCCATTGTTACTTCCCTGCCAACACTTTTGTAAACCTCACTTACTTGCCTCAATGAATATGGCGGGTCGTAAAACACAAAGTCAATGGAGTTGTCAGCAAACCTTTTGAGAAAGTCCACAGCATCTAAATTGAAATCGGTTTTATAATCCGGGTTCAGGTCGTTTGTAATCTTCGCCAACTTGCATTTGTTCGCAAACGGGTCTATGCTTTCCAGTTCCGGCTTATAATATTTGTGTATCAATTTGCTGATGCACTTAATATCAAAAGTGTTGCTGTTAGGCATTTCCCAAGTTCTATTAAAAATAATGTTTGCCATCGCTCAAAAAAAATTAAATGATAAAAAATACTAAACATAACATCGGCTTAAACAAAATAAAATTTATGTCTTTTATATTTTTCATTGGTATAAATTTTACTTCGTTAAGCCGCAGCCGTTAGCTTCAATTGCCTGCCAACGCACAGACAAAATCCCAACGAACATTTGCATCTTCTAATGTTTGGTGATTAGTTGTTTTCTTGTTTTTTCTTTTAACGGTGTAATAATCATATTTACTTGGTTTAAAATCTTCATTGCAAGAACAATCACCAAAACATTGGCATCCTGTAAATCTTGTTATTCCAGTATGATGATACATCACATTAAGTTCGTTTTCTTTTATAATCTCTTTTGCCATATTTTAAAATTTAATTCGTTAATAAATCCACGCAAGGCAACTAAAGCTAACAGCACATTGGCGGCAGTTTGTCCAACCGCACAATGCCAACGCTTCACAAACCGATCGCCAATCTGCAAAACGTTATGCCTCATAGCCACAATCACCACATTTCATCTTTTCAATTCCTGCGTGGTAACTCCAATCATATGCACTGCATTTTGGGCAGGTATCAGATTGTGGCAACGATGGCATAACAGTAAACAAATCCAATACTTGCTGATGTGCTTGTTTTTCAGTTATGCACTCATTTTTGAGGTTACTAAATATTAAGTCAATTTTATCTTTCATATCCGTACTGTATTTATTTGCAGACCGTTAGCTTCAATTGCCTGCCAACGCACAGACAAAATTCCAACGAACATTTGCATCTTCTAATGTTTGGTGATTGGTTGTTTTCTTATTCTTTCTTTTAACGGTGTAATAATCATATTTAGATGGTTTAAAATCTTCATTACAAGAACAATCACAAAAGCATTGGCATCCTGTAAATCTCGTTATTCCAGTATGATGATACATCACATTAAGTTCGTTTTCTTTTATAATCTCTTTTGCCATATTTTAGATTTTTCGCAGTAGAGTTTTATAAAATCTTCTCTTGTCATTCTATTTATATTTTTATTTATAAAGCTCAAAAGTATCTATATCAGTATATATTTTAACTAAATCCCTGACCTCATTGCCCAACTTAATAACCATATTAGATTTATCTTCTATCGTCATTTTCTCATTGCATTGTAGCTCCCACATCTTGTCCATCATAACGGACATAAAGATCTTTATTGCCCCCCTAAACCCTTCTATTGTATATTCTGGTTTACCTCCACCTCTAGCTTCATAATCCCAAAGTGTATCTTCTAGTTCTTCGAGGATTGGCGATATTTTTTTACCTATCATATACTAAAAATTTAATTTCATGCCTACTATCATTAATATTCCCCAAATAGAAAAAAGGCCTAAGATTATCATTGCAGCCATAAATACGGCATAGCCAAAGAAGCCCATTGTATCTCTAATTAGTTTTTTCATGTTGTTTGTTTTTTATTTATTATTGTAATCTTATTGCACCCTTTGTATAGAAGGCTTTATATTTATCTATAAGTGATTCATTATTTTCTTTACGTTCTATAATTACCTCCCCCTCTTTATATAATCTAATTATACGGATGAACGGCTCTATTTTTAAAGGGCAGTTATCTGGTGTATTAGCTGAAATTATAACTTTTTCATGCCCTCGCCCTTCCCAATATGGATGAATACAATACAGCCCATCCATACCATCTTCTAAGAATGGACAATCAAGACAGCCTCTTACTATTTTACATGTTTCCATTGTTTTTTAGTTATAAAACTATTTTTTGAATATTGGGAATTTTTTAATGGCCTGCATTATAAATAACATCAATGGCTGTGAATTACCCAAATTATTTTTATTTATAGATTCATTAACAATTCCAAGCATACCTTCCACAATTTTTTTTACTGTTTGGATTTGCTCCGAATATATCCCCCGCATTAATGAAAAATTTTTTTCGTCTTTTATTACGATAATATAATAAGCATCTGATTTTTCAATTAACTCTATTGATTTTATATCTAGTTTCATTTATTTTTTATTTGTATATAAACTATATTCTTTATAAAAATCCTGAAATTATAGGAGTCCGTTTTTATTATTAACTCATCTCGTACTTCTAAACTACCTTCCCATTCCTTTTCTGTAAACTTTAACCAGACATTATTTATTAGTGCTATCGTTGCATAGGTCAGCTCTTTGTCTGTATAGGCTGGCTCTGGGTGCATTACTGCAATAATTTATCTAGTTCCTCTCTATAAATCTTTTTCATTTTATAGGTTTGTTTTAATTTTCCTAATAATAATTTTTCTCCGTTTATGATCCTTTCTTTTGCCTTTATAAATTGCTGCTCTGTCAACCACTCTCTATTATCTTCTTTATAGTTTATTTTTAAATCAGGTACTTTATCTTGGTTATAGTTTTCCGTTGCTACTCCCTCCATTTCTTCGTAAGGAGTTGCCTCAAATCCTGCTGCCTTTACTATCCATGCTAATAGATTTCTGTATGCCTTTGCTATTGCCCTAGTTTGTGCCATTGATGCTATCGCATATTCTTCAAAGCTCTTTTTATTTCTTTCTAAATTAGAGCAAATAGCATAACCATAACCCATCTTTTCTCCTGTGTTTATTTTTACTAATGTTGTTTCACATTCGTATTTCACCTCTCCTTCATTAAATATTCTTGTGGGTTTTTGGCATATTGGTATAATACCTAATTGTGAACCTGCATACATCCATCCCTCTGCTAATACATAGTCTTTACCTTGTATTTTACAAGTCAGTTTTTGCTGTGTTAAATACTGTTTTAAAATATTCGCTAGTTGTAATGTTTCCTCTGGCTTAGTCAAATCAAAGCCAGATACTGTATTAGGCAGTTGCGTTGTTTCCATAAGTTTGAGTTGGGTTTGTGTTTGTTAAGAATTTTTCATATTCTAAATAGTCTTTCATTATTCTTTCTAGGCCATATTGGAATATCAGCGCCTCATAATTTCTATATACGCCTCTTAATCCATCTTCGTCAATTTCTGAGGTATCATATTCCTTTGCTTCATCATAATAAAAGTCTATAAACTCTTTTACTAGATCATATTTTAACTCTTTTTCATACCATTCATTTTCGTCTAAATATGTTACTTCTATGTTTGTTAGATCACTACCCTCTTGGCAATAATCTATGTAGATGTCTTTTGTTTTTCCCATTTGATTTTAATTATATACAAATATACACAATTAAATCTAATGTGCAAATATTTCTATAATAAAATTTATTTAAAAAATGGTGGCGAACGGTTTTTTTGGTAAGCTCAGGATTCGGCTAAAATTAAGTTTTCCCAGCTCACTGAAAATTTGAGAACTAAAGTGTACTATTTTGGGTATGAAATCGTTCCCAAGTGATATATGGGGATATAAAAAAGGCGCAACCTTACGGCTACGCCCTGACAAATGGAAAAACAACACAAACAAAGACAAAACTATTTCGTAGTATCCTCTGGTTTACTTTCTTTTATTGTAAATGCTGCAATATAAGAAGCTATCACTCCTAATCCTAATACTACTACCCCTATCCAAGCTAACTTATCATTGCCTGCTGCTACGGCTGTTTCTACTATTCCTAATCCTACTGTTATAATACTTCCACCACCTACTAAGGCTATTACTCTTTTACTACTTACTTTGCCTTGTACGTCTTTAAACATGTTTGGTATAGCTGTTATTAAACTCGGTATACCCTTTAAAAATAAATTTGCCCACATATAGTTTTATTTATATTTTTGATAATTGAAATCCTCGTTCTTTCTTCGATCTTTAACAATTCTGATGGCCATCCCTATAATTTTCATCTCGTCGTGTGTAAAATTATCCATTCTGCTAGTATTGCAATCTCTACAACATGGAACAACATTAGATTTTATATGACCTAGATTATTATCAATCCTATCGCAGCCAATATTATTTTTATCCCCACAATAAAAACATTCATTCTTAAATACTTCTGTCAATATAAATTGCCTATCTAAATCGCATGTTTGACCCTTTTTTCTGTCTGCTTTTCTATATGCGCAAATCATTGCGGTTGCCCTTCCACTTCCAAATGAAGTATAAAGTCTATTCTTTGCTTTGTATTTTTCTTTTAATTCAGGCGATAATTTTTTATATCTCCCCTTTCTTTCATCTTTCTTTTTTCTATCACATTCTTTGCATCTATAAGACATCCCACTCAGCCTATTTTTATCTTTGTAGAAATTAACAGAAGTAAGCTCTTTCTCACGCTTGCAACATGAGCACTTTCTAAATCCGTCTTTATTAAATCTATTCATACTATATTTTACTAAGCTGAAAGTGCATTCCGTCAAAACGTCTAAACTCCCCACCCCAATCAAATCCTGCATCAGTAAAGCATTTTACAAAACCTTCCGATAATTTAGGCTCTTTACCTAACCCATTCTCAAAAGCATTTAAATCCACTGCAATACCCCAACTATGTAAACTCATACTTTGCAAACCACGCATCTTCCTTATATTAAAACACCCATCCCATGTCTTTAATTCCTTTACGTAGCCTCTTTCAATTAGGTTTCTAAATGCTTTAGTTAATGGATGTACTAAATCTTTATTGCAATAAATTCTTTTGGGTATTACTCCGATCTCTAATTCGGTAGGTACATCAAATAATACCATACATTTATTAGCTGCATCTGGTTCACCGTATTTTTTTAAACAATCTTCTGGACGTACCATACTAGTTAACTATTTCTAGTTTTTTTTCTTCTGGCTTTTCTTGCTTCTGCTCGCCTTGTTCTGCGGTTTTTTTTTGTTCAGTTTTAGGGAAAAGAACATCTTCGGCTTCTGATAATTGTGCCGATTGCTTTAATGAATAAATACCTTTACTTTGTCCAAATAAAGCTGCTTGCCATAATACATTTACTGCTTCTTGTATTGTCATATAATTATATATTTATATAACAAATATATATATTTATATTTAAAAAACCGACTCACTTGGTATTATTTCATAATAGACTCCATCATAATCTTCATAGGTAGAATGAAATATCTCAAAGATTATATAGCTGGTTATATCTATCATGATTATGATAAGATCATGTAATTTATATAGTCTTTCCAATTTATATTCGCTCCTGCTGCTCCTACTACTTGAAGGTCTACGGACTGCGTTGCTATATTGGCTGTAAATAAAATATTCCAAGCAGCATTGCTTTCTTTTTCATATATTCTTGTAGTTGATCCTTGTTCTGTTACGTTGCCTGCTGCTACTCTAAAAAAGCATGATTGGTATCCATATGTTGCTCTGTTATTGGCATTTGTTTGTATGCCATTCAAATATCTAACAATAGTTACTACTTGCCCTTCTGCAACTGGTATCGAATGTATAGTAGTTGCTGTTGCATTAGTTGTAGATATTTGTTTAATTAATGTTTTCCATCCTGCCCCATTAGCCTGATTGCTTCCATGCTCTACCTCGCCACTAGTAGTATGTGGATTTAATTCAATCCCTCCTCCACTTCCTGCATTTAATCTTATACTCGATCCGCCTCCTGATCTATCTCCATAAAGAACTAGATCTGTTGCTGATCCTAATTCGCTCGTTATACTTGCTTCTGTTAATCCATCTCCTAATTCGAGTTCTACGCCTTGTGCTGTAATCCAAGTTAATGACATGGCTTGTCCGAAAGTTGCATCTTTTGTAATTGACCATATCATTTTAGATGTTTCATCTCCATCAGTTACATTTGTTGCCGTAACAGAAAAAGATCCGTAACGTGTTTTATTACTACCTGAATCTTCTCCATAATGTTCAAGTAAAAATACATTGTCATTAACTGCGGGCGATGGAGAATTTTGGTATGTTTCAATGTTTACGCCTGTCGATCCCAACGATGTATTTTGTAATACAACCATTCCTGAATCTGATACATTAAATATTATATCGGAAAGCGGAACTGTTAATACAAATTGTCCATCTACGGTAGATATATTTATATCATCTATCGCACTAATATTTATATCTCCTAATGTAGTAGTTGCAAATGTTAGATTTGACGAAGCAAATGTTATCCCTGTATCTGCTGTGGAAATCGGTATAAATCCATAAGTGTTTGCCTCTATTTTAATGGCTCTACTATTACTTATCCATTGGCTTTCAAAATTAAAAGCATTGTAATCTGATATTGAACCCAACCCAGATACATTGCCAAATCTCATACCATTAACTTCTGAAAATGTGCCTGCTAATAGTGTATTTGTTGGATTTAACCTTATAAAATCTGCTTCTGTTATCGTTCCTGTACTTGAATTATTAATGCTTACAGTTAATCCTAATCCTAATGTTAATACTCCTGTGCCTATATTTGCTATGGTGCTTTGTAATCCTATCAATCCTCCATCTCCTGCGCTGTAATCTATGCCTGCCCCTCCACCTGTAACGACAAATTTCCCTCCCTCATAATTATCACTAGTGTCTGATGTACTTGTAACTGCCAGTGTAGCTTCAAATAATTCTAACCCTCCGTTTGTTGTAGTAGTATTTAATATTGTTTGTGTACCATTTGTTATAGTAAAAATATCTGTCGTCTTATCATAAGTTAATCCCGCATCTCCACCAAATGCCCCAGCATCATTAAATTGTATTTGTGTATTTGCTCCTGCTGGTACTGCTGCTCCTGCTAAATCTATGCTTATTATGCCTGCATCTGTTCTTGTCCATAGCAATTCATCCACTAAATTAATAGCTATTTCACCTTTATATATATCTGTTTCATCTATCCAACCTGCTGTCTTATGGTCTTGTACACTTGGAACAGTAGGCGTTAAACCTGCTTCATCCAATGTGAATACTTGTACTCTTTCTCTTTTAGTATTTAACGCCATATATAATTTTTATCTTTATTTGTTATGTAATATTTAAACTTCAAATTCTGGGCCTCCATAAACTAAATCTACTAGATCATCTGTACAAAACTCTATACTTACTCTCGTATTGCCACAACTCCATGCCTGAAAACAAGCCTGCGTTAACCGTATAGTGGTCTCAAATTCCACAGCGAAATATGCTCTGTCATAGCGTATTTGTATCGGTAGCCCATTATATTCATCTCCTATTATAGCGGCTCTATTCGTATTTAAACTAGTTACATTTATTTTGAATTGCTCTAATTTATAGGTTTGCTGTATCGTTCTATTAGAAGTCGTGTTAATAATGCTTGAAATATTTTCAGCCAACTGCATATCAGTATAGGCATCATCATCATTAAACACGTCTTTCTTTATGGAGCCTACTAAACGCATGGGGTATTTTACTTCTAGCATCATATCGCAACCCGACACATAATCATCTTCTACCTCTGAAATAGATGTATCTCCATTCATTCGGTAATAGATAATACCATTATAAAAGTCTAAATCTATTTGCTTATACTCTCCATTAGTGAAGTACTCGGCTGGGTAAGAAATAAATTCACCATCGGCATTTTGTTCTTGTATGATCTCACAGAGCTTTTTGCGCTCCTCAAAATAAGGGAACTCGGATTGTATCCTTGAATTAATGTAGTCTACAATTACTTCTGTCATACTTTTAATTTAGCTCTTTCATCAGTTATACACTTATTTAATTGCTGCCTTTCACTCCTAGATAATAACCATACATCCTCTCCATATAACTCTAACAAGTTATTATATTTTTCTGTATTAAATTGGCTTTTTATTCCAACTATCCATGTGCTTTTATCCGATCTGGTTAGCGAGGTTTCAAAATCTGCCTTCAATAAACTTGTAAATCTTAGATCAACAAAACCTGTCTGCCTGCCTTTTTTAGATCTTAACTCTTTATATCTTGCATTTTGATATTGCCCTATCTTACCCCCACCTGATCGTTGCCCAGATACAAATATCCTTAAACTTTGTTTTGCTGTTGTTCCTGAAATACACAACCCTACGGTCTTATCTATTTTATTTAATCGCTTATCTATCTCTCTTATATATTCTTTTGTTGTTAAGGCAGCCATAAGTTGGGCGTGTGTTTGGGTGTGAGTGTGTTATATTTATGGTGTTCTTACGCTACTTCTAATTCTTGGATTACATTTAAAACAAGCATCATCTGGTAACTCCATATTCTTCAAAAGCCTTTCTAAACTAAATGTGTATTCATCGTCAAACTCTTTCCGCAATGCTATATGATCTGCTTTGTCTATTACTATAACTGAGTTTAACCGCTTACTAAATTGCATTTCCCGCATTAATTCCGATCCCGCTAAATGCAATAATGGCCATGCTATCTGATTAGCTATACTGCAAATAAAAGGCTCTATCGTGCAATTCAAACTGTATGTTATACTCATACCGTTACTTACTCCTGTCGTAGTTACATTCTCCTGTATCTTATCTAAAGTGCTCGTTATTTCTATCCCTGATACTCTTACATATTGGTTATCATATATCCCATGAGTGCAATCTCGGCATGGATAAGTATCCTGCCTTCTTAATGTAGTTTCATAAGTGCCTCCCAATCCGCTATTATAAATAAACGCTAAATTCAGATTCTGTTTTTCTGTCAGATAGCTTTTGTTTACAACTAATTCGGTTGGTGTGGCTGTTGATGTTACTACTAAATTTATTGTTTCTAGTAATTTATTACATGTCAGATCCCATACTTGGATGGGGTATGTGCCTGTGGCTTGCATTTTTAACCATATACTACCTATAAAAAACTCTAAATAGGGATGTTGATCTATTCTTATTTGTACGCCTTTATAAAGGTTTGCTGTTCCAGATTGCAGGGGTAGGTTGTCTCTGTAATATCCTAACTTCCCGTTTTCTAATATGCTTACATTCTTTATACTCGGTGAGTAATGAGCATATATGTCTTGCAGCAATTTCTTTTCTGCAAAATCTATTTTGGATTGTATGAGTTGTGCTGCTGTTGAGTTCTCCTCATTCATACCTGCTTCCATGCTTCGTAAAGTAATACCTGGAAGATCATTTATATATAATCCTGAACTTGGAGTTGTGCCTGTAACGCATTGTTTGTCAATGCCTATCAGATCATCTAAACACGCTAGATTTGCCATAAGTTATAAAAGCAAGGTAGTATAAAAATACTACCCTGCTATTTTAAAATTAAGGATTAACAATATTAAAATGCAATAACCAATTAACTTTCTCTAACCGTTCGTTATTTTGGAAAATATCGTTTGGCAAGAAAAATACATCATGCACTAATGACAATTGAAAATGCCATACTCCGCACACGTAATTAGCTATATAGTCAAAAGAAATCCCTGTAAATGGATCTGTAATAACACCTTGTTTAAATGATTGATCATCTATAAGGCGTATTCCTTCAGGGCCTGCAAATCTGTTAAATGTAACAAATTGGGCAGCACCAGGAGCCATTCCAAAGAACTCTGTGTTTGAACCCAATGCCGTATGAACCTTTCTATCTCGGATCATAACTACATCATTTTGAGCTGCATAAGTAGCTAAATCTACGCCGGTATCAGCACAACAAGAAGCATTAATACGTCTGAAATATTTAAGCAATTCGTTAGAACCGAATACAAATGGTGTTCCCATGTATTCGTTTTCTTCGAACTCAAATTTAACATCAGCTATTAAAGCCTCAGAGTTTGCACCGTTGGATAATTTAGTTGCAACTGCAACTGGTCCAGCTCCACCGATAGAAGCAAAATCTCCAAAGTTTAAAACCATTTTAGCAATGGTCTTTGTATCTATGGTTCTGATTAATACATCTATATGGCTTTGAAGTAACTTAGCAAACCACATTTCATCTTGCATACATTGATGCTCCATGTCTACTAAGTCTACTTTCCAATCAATGGACGTACCTAAATCTCCTAATTCATACTCATGCACGAAGTTAAAAACTTCACGCGATGAAGTACATGTAGGAGTGATAGTATCAGATGTTTCACTTTCTTTACGTCTGGGCAAATAAGTTAATTCAACGATCTTCCGTCCACCTGGTCTAAAATTTATTTGTTGTTGTAACACGCCGTTGCTATTTAGTGGCGATACTAGAAATTCTAGCACACCACTTTGTTCTCGTACCGAGCCGTTTAGCCCTAAGAACTGTTGGTCTAGTTCATATTGGGCATTTGGACACGATATGAGACTGGTTGCACCATAACTCATATTGATATGATTTAATAATAATAAAAAATGAGGTGAGATTATGGCTTCACTTTTGCCAACTTGTAGTAAGTTATAATGGAGCTTACAACTCCAACTTGCAGCGTACTATGTATAAGTTGAGCGAGGGTTTGGGTTGGAGTGTGGGGGTGATGCCACACTCAATTCAAACCTATGCTATTTTCGTTTTTCTTGTGCAGCCCTTAACCGTTCTAATGCGCCTTCACTTCTCATTATCCGTTCTTGCCCTTTCTGATTCGTATTGCTTCTTTGTTGTGGCTGTGTTCTAACCTGATTAAATCCAAAGTTATTTACCTTTTGTTGCTGTACGTCATTCTTCTTTAAAGAGTTGCTTTTTGCAGCAAAATCTTCTAATAATTCTTTATAGCCCAAAAAGCCTGTTCCCTTTTCATTCTTAATTCTATTGCCTTGTCGGTCTTTGGGTATTAACCCTTCCTGATCGTCTAAATCTAAGATATATTGTTCGTTAATAGTATCTACAATTCCTTTCTTTTTAAACTGATCTACACTATCTGACCATTGTAAGCTATTTAAAACTTGATCCTTTAGGATACTTACTTTCATATTCCTTTCCCTTTGGGAGAAACTGCTTTTCAGTTCATCTATTTCTTTAGTAAGATTATCACTCAATGATTTATAGTCGTTAATACTTTTTTGGTAATCTTCTGTTTGTTTTAAAAGATCGTTTACTTTCTTATCGGAACCCTCTTTTAATTTACCTCTAGTAGCTTCTAATTCAGATGCCAATTTCTGGTGTCCTAATTCCGCTATTTCCTCTGGCGTTTTCCCTGTAATATCTTTTTCTGTAAAGCCATATAACCGCTTTAAATTAGTTGCAATACTCCCTGTTACTTTACCTACTATCTTGCCTGGATCTTCCACTGTTGCCTTACCTGTCCATGTCTTATCTAAAAATTCATTGAAGGTTTCTTCCGTTACTGAATCACGCTGATCCTTTGGAAAATCCAAGCGGTCTAATAGTTTGTTTAAATCTAATGACATATATAATTAATTAGTTGGTTACGCTGCTGCTAGTGCTCCATTCGGACTTATAGGCTCATAGATACAATACCAAGTCATCGCTCCATTCGCTGCCTCTGTTGTGGTTGTATATTTGAATCGTATATAAGTTGTTACGGCTGTACTTCCTTTTACTAAAAAAGGATAAAAATATTCATCCGATCCTAACCCGCCTTCATCAAATCCTTGTGCTGTGCCTGCTAAATGCGCTAGGTTCGTTGCACTGCCTTCTACTTTTAACATGACCGTATTTGCTCCTGGTGCATTTACTGTCAATGCTCCATTATCTATTGCCGTAGTAGTATTTGTATCATATAATTGTAATCCAACCCCTGTTATATTTGTGAGGGTTGTATCTGTTGTAATTACTCCATAGATACGTTTTACCAAGCATGTGCCTGTAACGGTAAATAGATTCTTAGTATCTGCTGTCGTTATACCAGCATCTAGTGTAATTGCTTTTGAAACAGTAGTATCATCTGCATAAGAAGCCTTATTTACGATTGTTTCTATATCAGAAATATTTGTATTTGCCGTTGCTAAATTAGTTGTTAGCGTATCTACTTTCGTTTCTGTATCATTTATATTACCGTTAGCTGTCGCTAGGTTTGTAGTTAACGTATCGACCTTAGTCTCTATGTCATTGATGTTGCCATTGGCAGTAGCAAGATTTGTAGTAAGGGTATCTACTTTAGTCTCAGTATCATTGATATTACCGTTAGCCGTAGCCAAGTTGGTTGTCAATGTGTCTACCTTAGTCTCTGTATCATTTACATTTCCATTTACTGTATTAAGTAGTGTATTAATATCATTAGCCGTTGAGTTAATCGTTACTATATTAGCATTGGCGGTAGCTAAGTTTGTTGTAAGAGTATCCACCTTTGTTTCGGTATCATTGACATTGCCATTAATAGTCGTCAGAGTAGTATTGGCTGTATTTATATTGGTGTTTGCAGTGGCTAAATTTGTAGTTAACGTATCAACTTTAGTTTCTGTGTCGTTAATATTACCATTGGCGGTTGCTAAATTAGTTGTTAAGGTATCTACCTTAGTCTCAACGTCATTAACATTGCCATTTATAGTATTAACCAATGCTTCTACATCACTAACATTAGTATTAATAGTTACTGTTCTTGCTGCTATCGTATCCACATCAACCTGCAAAGCTGCTACATCTGCCGTCAAAACAGCATTATCTATCATTGCTTGTACTGCACTACGCAATGATTCTGCACTTGCGTAGTTTGGACGTGATACTGTTGTATAAGCAATTTGATAGGTCTTTGCATCGCTTATAAAATTTACATAATTTCCGCTGACACTTAATTCTAATTCTGACTTATTTAATGTATTGGTAACACCATTAATGGTCAAATTAATGGTTGCTTCGCTTTCGACTATTTGTACGCTCATAGATTTTTATTTAGTTTTTTATAAAGGTTTTTAATTTCTTTTCATAGGCAAGTAGGATTGTTTTCCTTTTCTCGTCTTGTACATAGGTTTTCAACATATCTGGGTTTTTCATTTTCTCTATATCTTCAATAGCGTTTTTCACATTCATTTCTATACTCTTTATCTGAACTATATTTTCTGGTTTTATCTTCTTATTCTCTCTAGTCAATATCTCATAAGTCAATGTCGTATCCTCAAACTCCCAACCCTCACTTATAAAGTATGGATTGTTTTTCATCATTAACGGAAATAATGCTATTCGCCCACTCTTTCTATTTATAGCTCTAAATTTCTTCATATATATAAATTATATAAATATAATATATTTTGTATTAGCTTTTATTTTTAATTCATGTAATCTTTAATCATTGTAATCCCGTCTATTATTATTAAAAATACCTGTTTTGGTAATGTCTATAATTAATGTATTTATCATTTCAACTAAGTGATCGACCTTAGTATTTAATTTTTCTGTACTCTCTTTATAGTCATATCTAAACTGTTTATTCTGTTCTTCCAAATTCCTTATCCTATTTTGTTGTTCTGCTATTAATACCCGCATATAAATTAATGCGCTGCCTATTGGCACTCCTAATGCAACGCATGTACCTATAAGCCATTGAAAAGAAATAGGATCGTTCATATATTCACATTTTTTAGCTCTTTGGGTACTTGGCTTTCTGCAACTGGTATTAAGGTGTGTTGACAGTTATACCCTCCCAACAAGAAACGTATATTAGATTCATTGGTATTTCTATTCTTCCCTTGCCAATCTTCACTTGCCCATGATTCTATTTCTTTTATCGTATATACATTCCCTACTCTATCCTTACAAAAATCTCTACTATCTCTTATTAACCCTCCACTATACATATAAAACTCGGCTCCTAAATCGTCTGCTATGACTTGCATATATGACCTGTCAAATATTAAATAGCTATCGTAAGCTATCTGCCTGGAATATCTAGCTAGGTTTCCAAGCACTTCCTGATTGCCTTCCAATAACGTCTTTATTGCTGATATGGTTTCAGTAAAGGATCCATTTGTTACTATCGAACCACTAATTAAATCTTGCACTGGCTTTATTAATTGTTGGTCTATGGCTCCATCATTTAGTAGATCGGCTGCTCGTCTTTTAGCATTTTCTAGGGTAGCACTATATAATTCATTTTCTGTAAACTTACCAAAAGCCTTCTCTATAATGTCCTGATTCAATTTTGCCTCTATATCGAACTCCCCTAAAAAAGTTTTTACCGTTGTTAGATACTCGCTTTGAAATACAGTCTGTTTTAATCCCTGCCCTATTTCTTCTATAAGTGCCAAGTTCCTTTCACTGGCTATAATTTTACCGTCCTTTACATCTAACTGATCCAATAGCTTTAAGACACCATCAAAGATCTCTTTCTGTGCTTTATCAATACCATCAATTAATGCTAAAGGTATTTCGTCTAAACGCCTATTCTTTTCTTCTATTAGATTTTTTAATGTTGCCATTTTGCTATCATTACTGCCCTACTCATGTTTAAATAGTAATACCTAATAATGTTTCTGTTGCCCCTGCTGTTTTAGGAGTTAATTCTAATGCCATAACTCTAGCCTTATCTTCCAATGTTTTCTTTTGGTATTCATATTCTTTCTCTAGGAAATCTGGCTCCATTATTAACTGTTCATCTATTAATGAATAAATGGTGTCATGTAATATAGCTTGCCACTTAGCTATCGTTTGCTGCCCTACCCCTGCGCGTATATGCTCCTGCTTTTTAGTAGCATATTTATCTACTTTAAATGTCAGGTCAACAATCTTTAATAGTTTTTCATCGGCATTAAAGCGGGTACTGAAATACTTATCTACTAATTCTCTACTTACAATATCAGGCAAATTCTTTTCCATTGCCACTCCTATTTCATCCGTAAGTTCGTCACTGCTTCTTATACTGAACTCATTTGGTGGGTTAATAATAAAACTATTCCATGACGTGCCATAACGCATTAATCCAATTGTATCTATTGTCCATGACATAGTGCTGAATATCTCATTACTGAATTGCAATAAGAAGGAAAATAAATCCTCTCGATCTATTTGTTTGCCTAATGCCGTCTCTGTTCCTTTAGCAAAGTCTGTGGATATATCTATATTCAGAAAAGAGAAAGACCGTTGTATAGCATCCTTTATCTCTTGACGCATTACTTCTAATGGTGCTGGGTCTGGACTTATATAGCCTGCCATTGGTGGAGCTATTAATTGCTGCCCTGCATCTAGCTTATCAGGCACGACTATTTCCTGCACACCTAAAGGCGAGTGCATATTTCTGTTTCCTGTACCTCTACATTCTGGGCATGAACTCCAATTGCCTTCCCTAAATATTTTTCCTGTACCATTACAACCCTCAAAATCGCATTTATCCACATACTCCCAACGTTGTGGAAACATGTGTTTGGTTTTACTTAATTGTAATGTCGAATAGTCATATAGGGCTGTATCTAAGTCATGGACGGCATCAAAGAAATAGGACTTATAAACGATATTCTGATCGTCTTCATCTATAATCTCTGGGATACCTTCTAATCTTTTGGCTGGGAGGTAGCCGAGATTATGAGAATAATACAGGCTAATATCAAAAGTATAATCAACCTTTCTTCCGAACTGTACCGCGCGGTAGATATTAAGTTCATCATATATTTCATAGATAATACCCTCCTTTTCTGGATATTTGGAATTACCCGTATTTACGAGAGATTTCTGTTTTAGTTCCACCATCAGCATATCTTTCATTTTATATTCTCGTATCTTTTCACTATGGAATATGACCCCCACTGGACTAATCAACTGTGTATCATCTACCTTTAGATTACCGTCTGCATCTTCTATTAAAGGCAATGCAGAAGGCCGTATAGCTAGAATAGCATTAGGATCATTTATCTTTTCCCTAGTTACAATACTTTTAAAGTAGTCTACTATATTTGTATAGATGGGATAATCTTCATAGAAGTATTGGTATGATGTTGTTGTATTATAGATCCTATCATCTTCATTAAAAGCGATACTATAATTTTGCTCATTCCATACCCTGTTTAAAACAGAAAGACTCTTATTCCAATAGGGCTGTGTGAATGGTTTATAGGTATCCTTTCTGTAATGAAATTCCTTTTCCTGCTCGCTAGGTGCTTTTGTTTTAAATAACTTTTCTGGAAAATAATCATATCTAGAATGGACATCTATACGCTGTTTCATTTCTACTTCTACTTCATAGCTTGTATGGTAGATGGGCATCCGCTTTTTAAATTGGCTGCGTTTAAGTATTTCTACTTTCTCTTTGACCAATTGAGATATTTGATTTTCTGTTAACATTTTTATGCTGCTTTTTTAATAGGTGTGTAATATGGAAACTCAACAATCTTGGTTGTCTTTACTAGGCTACAACCTTTTTTCTTTTTGCCTCCACAACTGTTTTTTATTGTTTTCATAGTTTATTATTTTTTATGCTTACGTCTAAATTCATTATACCCTGTGGTTTCATAAAACTCTCTTTCGTTCATTTTGCTTTTAGGCAAATCCATGTGTGAGGCATAGCTTGGTATAGTTACATAATGTTTAGATCTGCCATCTTGCTTATTGGCTGCATAACAAAAGTTAGAAGCCAAGAATCCCATCTTCTGGTGATCTGGCAGGTGAAAGCCTTTATTCATCGTAAATACTTTTCTATTTACCATACTTGCCCCTAGTCCTGTTCTTACGACCTTCTTCACATAATTGTTGCAGTTTTCTGAGCCTTCATCTAAATTAAGTCTAGTGTAATCATAGAAGCTAACAATACCACAGTCTTTAAATTCATTATAAATATCTAGGCAAGCCATATCCCAATATCTATGAAAAAACATATCGTCATTAACCATTACAAATACTTTTGATGTAGATACATTAATCACTTTATTGAAAGTCTTTGCAGTGCCTAGATTTTCTTTGTTGGTTATTACTTCGTATATAAGTCCTCTGGCTTTCATATTCTGCAACCATATAGATTGCCATTCGTCATTACTAAAATCGTCTATAACGTATATTCTATGTGGTATCGTTGTCGATGCTATAATGCTATATACACAACGTTCTAAATACGTTTGTCGCTTATGTGTGGCTATACAAATATCAATAGGCAGTTCCCCTTCTTTCTTGAATTGGTTTACAATCCCATCCTGTATATTTTTTAACCTATAATCTTTCATAAAGAGGGAAACGTCCAATTTATTTTATTGATCTCGTCGGTCTGTAACCTATCATTTTTATATGACCTTCTAAATATTGTCCCATCTACATGTTGATAACCTATTAAATTACTATCGTGTTTTAAAGACATGATAGGCACTCTATGTTTTTGCGCTATAATACCAACCCATATATCCGCCATATTAGGCAGCTTAAAATCTGCATAATTAAACTTTATGGTATCGGTATGATATGCCAATACATGTGTGCCAGGTATATGTAATTGAATATCATTTGTCTGGCCAAATCTCGCCCTGCTTATATTCAATGTACCTTTTCTGTAATAGCTTTTAATAGGTGTTTTAGGAATTATGCGCCCCTGTATGGTTATTAGTGCTTTGCGTTTAAATCGCTCTATGTTTTCTATCATATATAAAAAATACTCTTTTGTATATACGATATCATCGTCACATACAAAATGATAACATGGTTCTACTAACTTATCAACAAAATAAAATTTGGCGGCATCACCTGTGCTATTATCCAAAATCTTAGATTCTATTTTATCTCCTAGTGGACTTTCCTTTAACCATTTAGGCTTGTTCTCATACTTATTTAATGCTACATATATCTTATCTGCATAAGGGTAAATAGATTCTAAAGCATTTTTAAGCTCTCTTTCTCTCTCTGGTAATGTGGCTAAACTAGCGACTATCATTTTGTATATGCAAATAAAATTCTGTTATTATATATTTGATAATTTAATAATTTTAACTTATATATATCACAAATATCTATATAATTATGATCAAAGCAATGCGAAGCAGGTATTTGATCCTCTCTATATAGAGCTGTTATACATGCCACTTTTTTAGATACCCTTGCTAATTCATTCATTATTTTTCCTACCTGATTAGGATACTGGTGTAATAAGACTTCACTGCATATACACACATCGAAAAATTGATCTCTAAAAGGTAGCACCTCATAATCTAATTCGCCTTTAACAAATTTAAAATCCAACCTATATTTAGCCGACATAGCCCTTAAATGGTCTGAGTGGTTGGTCGTTATATCATACCCATACACCTCCCTATTTGTTTGATACAAATTAAATAACCGCCCTTTTCCACAACCGAAGTCCAATAACTTTTCTTTACCATATACATATTCAAAAATAAAATCCTGTTCTTTATCTGAAAGGCTACCGCCCTTTGTTATATTACCCCTGTTGTCCCAATACTCCACAACATTATAAGTCATAGATAGTTAAGTTTTTTTAGTAGCCAATCCATCTGCCTGACCTGATTAGGATTCAATACGCTTTTATAAAACCAAAGATTCTTTTTCAATGACTTTTTATCTATCGGCCTGAGCGAATATTTATTGCCATCTCTTTTCACTTCTTTAAACAACTGTTTATCTATTTGCTCAGGATACTGAGAGAATTTACGCAATGGCTTTAAGCCGTATTTCAACTCCAATTCTTTTTGTACTTCGTCTGGCCTATTAACCAGATCCTCATATTTAATCTGGTAATCTATATATCTACTATATTTAATACTCTGATCTATGGCATCTATCCACCTATCATATTTAGCCTCATTCAACAATGACGGTAATACGTCTCGCCCATCTCTTACGACATTGATAACTTTTATATTGTTTTTTTTAATAAAATATAATTGCTCGCCCATCTCATAATCATATAGCGTTTGGCTGAATATTGTTTTCTGGTTTCGCTTAGATATTATATGCTTTTCTTTTGCTTTTAATTCTTTGCTGTTAAAAACATTTATCTCTTTAGGATGCACATATACGTTTTCAAAATAGCTAAATAACCTAGCTAACAATGTAGTTCCACTCTTTGCACAGCCTGTTATAAATATTCTCATGGATAACGCATTTTTACTAAATTGCCAGCCATTTTCCAGCATGTTCTAGTGGGCTTCCCTGCTATTGGATCGAAGATACTTCCTAAGTCTAAGGATCGTATCTTCAAATCTTTGCTCCATAATCTTCCCTGTATTACTCGGCTGCTTTGTCCACAATTAGGCAATACCACTTTTAGTTTTTTGTCTTGTAATGCTTCTTCTACTTTAGGCCACCAATTATTTATATCATTATACGCTGTTATCTCTGGTGTTTGTACGTAATAATCTATTTTACCCACCACCCTTTCTACAATGTCTTTATCTATACAACCTATAAATAACTTCTTATATGGTTTAATATATTTATTTATAAAGTTCTGAAATATATCGGGTTTAAATACTATTAAATAGTGAAATAATACAGGGATAAGAAATTTATCTTCTTTGGTTATAGTTCTTAACTTATCTCTTAAGGCTCCTTTATAATTAAAGCTGGCAAATAATCCTTCTCGCATGCCTGGCTCTAACTCCCAATTATAACTTACACCTTTTAAATAGCATGGGTCTTTTATTGCAAATGCCGTATAAAGTTCTTTCTGTAAAGCCTCTGACCATTGTGTTTTATTGCCTCCATACTTCCTATTCTCTAATGGCTTGTTATAGAAGTCTGTACCTGTAAGCATCATAATATCATTATCGCCATAGCGTGTATAAAATACTTTATCGTGCTTATCTAAAGCATCCGTTATCATTTTTAAACTCTGGGTAGTATTATATATTTTAATCATGTATATTTTTTAGCTATGCAATCACCTTTTTTTCTTAACCATGTTCTGGATTGGTTATTCCATAAAGAATCGAATACGCTTCCTATATCTATATTCCAAATATTCCTTTTATTCTCTAACCACAATCTTTTCTGGATAACTCTTGTGGCATACCCGCAATTAGGAATCATTACTTTAAAATCTTCATGGTAGTAAATCTCTAGTATTTTGGGATACCATTTATCCACATTGTTAAATACACCATTGGGAGGCACTTGTATATAATAGTCTATATGGCCTATCATTTTCTCTGCTATCTCTTTAGGGGTTGAACCTATAAAGAATTTCTTATGGGGCTTTACATATTTATCTATAAAATCCCTAAATACATTGTGTTTAAATAACGCCAGATAGTGGAATAATACAGGATTATAAAATACCTCTCTGTTACAATACTGAACAATGATATGTTCTATTTTAGAACAAAATCGAAAGGGTTCTAATATATCTCTATCCATGCCTTGCTCCCTATCATAGCAGCCTGTCATAGCTATCATGTAATTCTCGTCTATTATTTTTAATGCCTCTCTCAAATCGTTTTGTAAGCTTTCATTAAAAGGAAACTGGTTAATACCTGTCTTTTTATTATAGAAGTTTTTACCTCCATGATTTTTGCCATGAGTAAGGAATACATCGCCATCTCCAAAACGTGTATAAGTAACATTATCGCTATGTTGTAACCTTTCAGTTAAAGCCTTTAGACTATCTGTTGTATTTAATATTTTCATAGTAAATGCTTAATATCTCTTTGCCCTCTCATATTAAAATTTGAATAGTAGTGATACACATACAAGCCTTTCAATAAATACACTTTCTCGTCTACCTTCCTCAATGCTGAATGTATTTCATTGTCTACTCCTAAAATCCCTTTCTCTATAAAGCCTCCTGATTTTTTCCATGCTCTCTTTTGCAATATCATTAGAACACCGCTTATCCGTACTTTTTCATTTGTTATATCTGTTACTTCTAATCCATGTTTTTTCTGTAATTGTTGCCCTACCTTTCTATGGTATTCTATATCATTGCTATCTACATTTATATTCTTGGCTGTTTGGTAAGGACACATAATGCGATTCGTTACTCCTGTGAATAAGGCTATATCCTTGTGCATATCTAAAACCATCTCTATATACTTATACCATTCATACGTTGTAAACATAGCGTCATGGTCTAGGAATATAGCGTAATCTTCATCATTGGGAAGTATAGCCATAAAGCGATTATACGCCTTACCCAGATTTTTACCTTCTTCTTTATTGCAATATGGTATGTTACAGTATATCATAAAAGTTTTGGTAGGTTATTCTCGCTTCTATAGTTGTGCAAAATTTGCACATTTCTATTAAAGTCTTTATGGCTCTGTGATGTTCTTAGTTTATAAACCTGATGCCATTGATGCAATATCTTACCCTGATCCAACCATTCTATTTCTAACCCACTTTTCTTAGCCATATAGCAATTCATATTATCCATTACTCCCCAGCCACTCATTCGTTCATCATAAGGGTTTTCTATAAACCATTTTCTAGTAGTATATTGGCAGGCTCCATTAGCTAATTTATTATGTGGGTTATCCGTTGTTTTAGGAAACTGCCAGATGTCTATATTCTTTTTCCGTATTATCATTTTCGGCAGCATTTGAACTTCTTTATACAACATTTTAGTTTCCGATCTATGTACTTTGCACACTCTAATATAATCGCTACTAAAAATGTAGTCAACGTCAGTGCACATAATATAATCAGTAGTAGCTTGCCCGATTCCATAGTTAAGTAACTTAGGTTTATTAAATTCCTGTGATCTTAAATGTAAATATTGTCCAAAATTATAATTTTTTGTAATATGTTTTATCTCGTGCTCTCCTCCATCATTACTACTATCTACTATTATTGCTTTTCTTACATCTTGTTTATGTAGTGAATACAACATATAATCCAGCCTATCGAACCCCCTCTTTTTAATGTTATATATAGGTATAACTACATCAATCATCTGTTATCTCTATTCTTTTTTAGATACTTGAAATTCATTAGATATTTTACTTTAAATGAATTGTCCATATCTAGCATGTCTTTATAAATCTTCCTTAGATATACTTCTGCTAAATCTACCATTGTAGTATGCGTATGTATATTCTTAATACCATATAACCCAAGTATAAAGGATTCTTTGGTTATGTCATCCATACCCTTAACTGCTTTATTCCGTAATGCTACCACCTTCTTTGTTAGCGGTAGCACAGGCATTATATTACATTTGGTTAATGCTATATTCAAATACAACTCGTCTGGCTGCCCTTTGCCCCATGTATGTTTTAAGTCTTTTAATTCAAACCTACTATTATAGCAGTCTAAAATAGTATCAAATAGTATCTCGGTCTCAGTACATTTTTTTATGTATTGAAAACTGCTATTAGTAAATGGCATTACAGCGTCTTTATCTAATTTAAATTTCTCCCATATTATATCTGGTGTTGCCCATGCCATATCTTTAAAGGTTCCTCCTAATCTACCTTTGTTTATAAGGTCTGTATAATAACCCCCTTCCATTCCTATACATTCCTGAAATAGAAATTCTAAATCCCTTACACATAACCCATCGACATCTAAATAAATAGTATGGTCAAAGGCTATATACTTGTATAGGTTCATTTTAGCAAAGGCAGGATCAAACTGCAATTGCCTTCCGTTATACTGGTCTTTAGTTTGTTTATGTTTGTCTGTTATTTTAGTTATTATATCGAATTTCTTTAAATGCCATTTGGTAAGTCCATCCAAAACTAATTTGTCAGTAACTAACTGTATAGTAAGTTTAGGATTCAGATACTTTATGGATATAGCCATATTATATGCCCACCATCCATAAGTCTGATCATGTAATGCTAGTAATGTTATTCCTTTTTCCATCCCTTAAATTAAAACTACCAAACCTACCAAAACTTCATTTTATACAAATGGTAAATTTGGTAAACCTATCTAAATAATAAAGGGGGCTTTTAACCCCCTCTATTTACTAAGTGGTATAAATACCAGTAGGTGCATTGAATAATGGTGATTCATCGAATGCAGTCCATTTTGCTGTTACCATAAACTTTTGTCGTTCCTTATTTGATTCGGGAACCATTCTACGGGCAACAAATGTAACTTCACTCTGAATGACAGTAATCTCTGCTTCTTCACAATGGTAAACGATCAAGTAAGTTGTCCGTTTATTTAGTGAATTATAGAAATCAATATTGTCATCCGTTACGTTACTATCTTCCCAAGTTACTGTTCTGTCGAAGCTATCTAAGATAGTTTCTGATCCGCATCCTACGGGATTTGGATTCTCAACCGCACTAGGTTCTGGGATTTGACCTTTGATATTTTTAATTATCTTTAGATCCCCAGCAACGATAGCAGCAGTCGCTTGCGCAGCACTTGTGAAACTTGTAATCGTATGATCAATTTCCAAGATACCTATGGCACTTATACCGCCCTTTCTCCATGCCCCGCACTCAATGAGTTCGTGACTTTGGAGGGTGGCACAATTGTATGAAGCCATATTAAATTACTTTAATATTATTTTCCCTGTTTATACTGGCATGGGAAAATTAGCCAACATACATAGAAACACGCTGTATTTTCCTTTGGCCTATGCCAATCGCTATTTTCATACTAACAATTACTATTCTGCATATCCTCAGTTTGAGGAGTTACTTCAATAGTAATTGGTGCTGTCAATGAGCTGTTTCTCCATTCAGGCTCGTAATCGCCCTCTAATTTTATATATTGCTCTCCTTCTATATTAAAAGTATCGTGTATCACTCCTAGCCGCAAAGCATCATGGATATATTCTGGAACATCTCTAATGGTAAGGTCAAATTGCTTTCTGCTTCTCGCCCATAATAAGGTACGGCTACCTGCATTATCTGTAAAATCTTCTTGCTCGGTAATGTATTTAGGTTTCCATAGTTTGGATTCCAACCTCATAAATTGAGTATAAACAAAGTTTTCATAGTCTATTCCAAAAGCGGTTTCATTATTTGTCCATGATAATATATTAGTGGAACAACCCCAATCTGTTTTTACATTTAAACATTCAGAACAAAATTCAGGAGCAACATCTATAACAGAAATATCATTTATACTTAGATTAGTTCCTATTAATGTAGAAAATTCTAATTCAGCTCCTGTTACATCATCGGGAGATGCTAGGTATCTAAAATAATCACCCGCTTCGGTTATATCAAACGTAGTATTGAATAAATTTACGGTTAATGTACCTGTTATTTCAATTACACGAATTGAAAATTTATATATTGTATTTGCTATTGGGCTAGTTAAAGTTTGGCTCATTGTATTGTTTGTTCCTGCCCCAAAATTAGCAATTCCATCTACCATCTCAACATCACCTGTGGTTGTCCAAAAAGTATAATCTTGATTAAGTCCCCCGTCCTTTATTGTTTCACTTCCTTTAACAATGGAAACATCATCAATATAATAATCATCTCCTGCCAAAACGGCTGCATTTTCTACATCAGCAGCAATAGTAAGCTGACCTGATATATCTGTACCTGTTGTGAATTTTAAACATATCATTTGGAAATCAGATCCTAGTTCATCATTAAAAGTACTCATAGGTAATAGTCCTGTTAACCCAGACATATTTTGTACTTCAAATCCTATTCTAACAAGATCTGCTTCGGCTGAATCTGTGTTATAAATCCATCCATAGGCAGTATATCTGGTATTTGCTTCTAATGTTATATTAGCTATATACATATCTCCATCTACTGGTGCAGCTGCTTTAAATTCTACAAATGCACTTGATAAACCTGTTCTTTTTTCTGTTGTTGATCGTACCGGATTAGCCTGTACTGTATTTGGATTGTCGGATGTTAATCCTGTAACATTATCTTGATGTGTTCCAAAATCTCCTGCTGTAAATTCGTTATCTGGCCCACATAACATACATATTTTATAGCAGCCTTCATCAGGGGTATTTAGGAAGTCAAATGTAATAAGTGCGGCTTCTTCAAAACGATCTATCTCTGTGGCATCAGCATTAAACACATTTGGTATTTCATCTGTCTGTATATTTTGTATATAAAATTGTCCTGCACATAATTCAAATAATACTACATCGTCTATATTAAATCCGCTTGCTGCCCCTGTTGCTCTAAATATTAAATCCTGATCTGTTATCTCTCCTACTGCGAAAATCTTATATAAATTAAATGTCGTATCATCACCTATATATGTCGCAACATTCAATGTTATTAATGTAACCCCACCTAAAATAACATCTATATTACCTGTGCCAGAAGCGTTTTCAATACTAAAGATTAACCAGTAATATTTATTAATAGCTATAATATTATTCATGTCCTGTGTTAAATCACCGCCAGCCCCTACTGTATGGGTTGCCACACCTGCCGCTATTGCCCAATTGCCTCCTAATGTCCATGCACTAGCAGGAGTGCCATCGAAATCACCATCGGCAACTAAATTATCGCCATCTATTGTCCCTAGCCCAATTTGAAAGGAAGTACTGTCGTCTTGGTTTTTAGGCTGACACCAATCTTGCCCTGTACAATTACATTCGGCAGCTAGATCATTAAATGATGTTTCGCCTGTGCCCACTAATTTTAATGCTTGATTTGGTATTATAGTATAGCTCATAATTAATTATTCTGATAAGAGTTCAAAACTTGTTAACCCTGTTTTAATGTTATATTCCAATTTTAAAATATGCCCTTCCAATGGCGTAGTAATTCCAGCACCACTAAAAGTTATCGGGCGAGTCACATCACTAATTGAATCGAATTGGGTTTTAGAAAGTGGATAATCAAATTTATATATAATTACTTGGGGTGGATTAGTCTTTGTAATAACTTCCCCAGTATCTCTATTTTTAAATGTAGAGGCTGGCAAAGTATCTACCCATCGTAACATATTATCCTCTTTCTCTAAATTGCCGTTAAAAGCATTCCCTCCAAAAATTGTAGAATCAAAAGTAAATCCACCTGTATTAGTACATTCAATGAAATAAGTATATTTATCATATTCAGTACCTGTAATAGTAGCATTTAATAATTCTTCTATTAAAATACTTTGGGCTACAAATTTGCTTATTAAATTCAAATCTTTATCAGAACATGTGTCATTTGTAACATATTGAAATCTATCATCATCATCATCTACATTTCTAGCTGAATATCCAATAGAGATAGTTTTAAAAAGTAAATCTTTATTTACTTCTGCTTTTATATTTGGAACGTCTACTAATGTTAAAATAGAAGTACTGCTAAATAAATCTTCTTTAGGTTCTATTTTTATAATAGGAACACCATTAACCGTCTTCGATTGTATACCTAAATTAAAAACAGAATTGCACGCCTGAAAGAACTCTTTAAAAGAATAGGAGGATTGTTCTACAAATTCAGCGGACAATGTTCCTGTCCTCAATAATTTACCTAATATGATACATAAGTCTTCAAAATCACCGCCTCCACCTAACTCAAAATAATCTGTATCACAATCTACTTCTAATTCTGTGGCAACCTGAATACAGGTTCTAAAAAAACTACCTACATGAAATCCATCATTATCATTATATGGGCTGCCCGCTGGATATGCGCCTGTATTATCATGTAGATCTATTGTGGCTTGGGCTTCCTGTACTAAACCTGTTTCATTAGAATCTGCTGCATCAGCAAATACTTTAACATTTTTATTTCTTTGTAATAATTGACTACCGCCAGAATCTTCAACGGTACATTTAACCATACATTTTTGCAGATCAAAAGTGCAGTCACTTATATATATATGGCCCTCAAAGAACCTTTCAAACTCGGCAGTTTCTGTACATTTATATTCAAACAAAACAGGAATCTTATTACAATAACTATCATCAAATTGAGCTTTTATATAATCATATCCATCACCCCAAAAAGTAAGTTCTGTTATAAATTTTGTAATAAGCCCTTCCAAATCTCTATCTTTTTGAACTACTATTTTAGCTTCATCTAATCCTATGGGTTGGTCTGTTATTGGGGTATTATAATCTAATTCCAAAACTACTACATTATCTATTTGAACAGAAGTAGCACCAGAAGCTACGGCATGAAATGATATTGATGTTCCAGATAAAACCCTATGTTCTTGCGTTACAGTTTCTATACCTGGCTGTAAGAGACCAAATCCAAAATCACCAAATCTAATACCTATTGTATCTACTCCTGTTAAGGCATCTAAATTATCAAAAGTAACTCTATATCTTTTACCTACTTCAAATACACTTGCTTGACTTAAATCTCCTTGCCCCCCTCCACCACCAGGAGTAAAATCTGCTATATTACCAACTCCTGTCCATCCTGCATCTGCTGTCCATCCAGCTAATCCACCTGTAAATGTCCCATTAGTAACTAAATTACTTCCTGTTGTTGTTAATCCTAAACTTACTCGCCAGTTAGCCATTATAATTTACGTCTTTGCGCCATTAATGAATTGGTATTAGATTCCGATATTTTAGTCGCTATATATTCTGTATTTAATTTAGATTGGTCATTTAGTTTCTTTACTTCTTTTCTGATTCCCATATCACTAAACTCAAAGGACGAATTATTATTATAGCCATTATTAACCCGTAAGACAGGCATCACATATTTATCATATATTAAGTCTTTAAACCTATTTTTCCTCATAGCTAAAAGCTCTTCTTTATATTTAAAAGTTTCATCTGCGGTCATTACTGATTCATGCTTAGATAGTCTGGCAGGGATAGAATCGCTTGTAGTTGTTCCTTTCCCTTGTAAGTCTATAACACCTTCTTTAAATCCTTTAATAACAGTCGAGCCTACTGTAGCCAATCCAGTTACAAATCTAACGGTTGCTGCTGCGGTTAAACTTGCTCTTGTTGCTTGTGACACATCTAAATTCACAACTGGATTGGCGTTTATCTCAGCCAATTCTTTTTGAAAATTAATTATTATTTGCGCCAATGCCAGTGCTTTTTGAAATGCAAATGCGGCTTTACCTGCGGTCGTTTCACTACCAACTAATTTTATTAAGGCATCAGAAAGTTGCATTGCAGAATTAATAAATTCTTGGTTTAACTCATTTTCCGCTGCTAATCTAGCTTGCTTTAAAGATAATAATTCATCGTTTTTTTCTTTTTCTGCCTTAACTATCGCTTCATGCTCTTCTTTTCTGGCATCATCCCTAATCTGCTTTACTCCATCTTCAAAACTTATTGCAAGTTGTTTTAATGCCTCGTTTTTTTCTTCTTCTGATACGACTGAACTCTGTATTTGATCACCTTTGGCATCTACTTCTTTTTGCAGTATCGCTATTTTCTGATCGACTTCATTTTCTATTAGACTGATAGATGTGTCTGTATTTATATCATCTAAAGTTTTTATATCGTCATAATATTTCTCTTGTGCTTTTAATGCTGCATCAAGCGCATCTTTCTCTATTTGTGCAAGCTCCTCAAATGCTTGTTCTTTTACGCTTTTCCTTTCGCTTTCCCCTGCTTTAAATCTTTCCAGTGCAGCATCAGTAGCTTTAACTTGATCACTAGCGATCTTAGATGCAGCCTCTTGTTCTATTTCTTGAATAGCTTTTAATTGGCCATTTAATAATGCTAATTGTGTATCAAAATCTTGTTGTTTTAATTGAATCCTAAATGAATTTGGGAAGCTAGGATCTGTTTCAGGCCGCCCTTTTTCTAATAAGGATGCTCTCCCTGCTTCCAATAACTTCTTTTGTCCTTCTAATTGTTCTTTTGTTAACTTTTGTAGATTCTCTTTTTGTTTAGAAGAGGCCTTTACAATAAGATCATTTGTTTCTTGTTCGGCGGTTCTAAAAAATTTAACTAACACTTTAATACCTTCATCCAATTGCTCAATAAAAGATTTAAAAAAAGTAGTAACCTTACCACCACCAAATATCAATTCACCAAAACTTTCTTGTAAATCATCTACTGCATTTTCAAGCTGTTTTAATCCACCTGCCCCTGCTTTAGATGCTGCTTCTGCTTGTCCTTCAAAGGCTGCATTTAATTGGCTTGTTATGCTTGCTAATCTTTGGCTTGATCCCACTGCACCTTTAATCTCTATACCATAACGCCCTAAAGCGTTTGTGCTACTAGCAAATGTTTTTGTAATTAAATCTGCGGCACTAGATAAGTCCATGCCTTTAGCACTAGCAAAGTCTAATGTTACTTTTGTTAATGCTTTTATTTGTTTTTCTTCCTTTACAAATGCGGCTATTAATGCCTGAGCTTTTACTACTTCGTCATCTGCAAATAAGGTTGTTTTTTGTAGTGCACTGGCTTGTTTTATTAATTCCTGTTGGACAGAAACCCTGCCTTTTAAAGCTACTAACAATTGACTTTCCGCTTGTTTGGCACTATTAAAGGCAGCTATACTTGCTTTACTAAAAGATATTATTTGTTGTGTAGCGAATACCCCTGCTATTACACCGCCTATCTTTTTAAATGCGCTACCTAATCCATCAGCACTTTTCTTACCTGTACTCTCAACATCTTTCATTTGCGCCTTAACACCATTCAGGTCAGCTCTAAGGTCTTTTATATCAGCCTCATATTTAAGTATAATCCTTTCTAACTCTGCCATAATGGTATTGCTGTTTTAATAATATATTTAAACTTTCTTTGCATTATCGTTAATACCCTCCCGAAGGCTTTTTCTTCTTTTTCTTTTTCTTTGGCATCTTTTTGTAATTTTTATAATTACCCATTATCCACTATTTTGCTTTTTTAACCTATCTATTTCTTCCATCCTAAATTTCAACAATCTAAAATAAGTATCTAAAGAAGACCTTAATATCTCGTTTACTCTAAGCACATCACCATCCGCTAGGCTGACAATGGTTTCTCTGTTTTCGCTGATCCTTTTGTAGATTTTAACTCTGTAATAATATCCGTCATCGTCTCGTTTAGCTTCTTTATTATTAGTTGGTTCTTCTCCAAATATTTCCCCCAGCCGTCTTTTAACTTCGGCAAGGAAGGTATATACAGGCTCAAGCCTGCTTGCATAAAAAAATCGTGCAAACCCTCCCCCTGCTTGCTGTCTTGTTTAAACTGTATTATCTTTTCCTTTTCTATTTCTTCATCCCACAATGTGCTGTCTTGATCTTCTCGGATAACCATACACGCTAATAGCTTCATCATTATGTCGGGGTGGAATAGTAACTCTTTACGCCTCTCCATCTCTCCGATTAGAAAGCCTATTGTCTTACGTAGGTTTTTATCGCTTTCATTTAATGCTAACCCCATTGCTTCTAGGAACTGGTTCATTTCGTCTTTAGAAACCCTTGCATCCAACTCCATAAGTAAGATCTGCACTTGCTCATAGCGTTGCATAGGTATGTCGAATGGATCTATGTACTTGTAGTATTGCTTACCGTTACTATCTATAAATACCTTCTCTAGTTTCTCGAAGCCTTTGGACTTAGTCTGTTCTAAGTACTCTAATTGCTTAAAGTAAGGCTTATATAAACGCCATAATATTTTTAATAGTGGCTTCAATCTTCGTCTTTGGGTTTTAACTTTTTAATCTGTGCTGTTAGGTTCTTTATGCCTGCTTCTATATTGTCAGTATGGTTTCTAATGGCGTTCTTAATACCTATTAACTCCTGTGTGTAATCAGGATCAGATTCCTGAAAGGCAAAGTAACTTAGAATGTTATTTAGCCCTGATATAGCTATGACTACAATTACCCAATGTAGGAGTAAATAGACAACAGAATGATCATAGTTTACCCCACTCCAATAAATTAATGTACCATGTATGGAGGCCATACACGTGAGGCAATCTATTAGAGGCATCATTAATAACTTAGGAAGTGGCTTTAATGCCTTCCTTACAAAGGCTAATAACATACCTTCCTCTGTAATTTTGTATACTCCTATACACCAAATACTACCTATAAATATTATCTCTATTATACTCATTAACGAACTGGATAAGGAAGTTTAATTTTAGATTCTCTATCTAGTTCAGATATACCGTCTCTCGATGTAATAAATGGGTTACTTTTAGGTGCTCTGGTATAAGCTACCGACTTAATGTTTAGCATGGTCGTTTCAGCTAATACCGTATTAAAAGTTCCTTTCTTGTTGTTACCTGTTAGGTTAGTTGAGTATCCTGTTGTTAGTGGCATAGTTAGTTATTTAGTTTAAGTTAATATCAAATAATTTCATTAGTTCACTGTGCATATACGCTATCTCTGAGTATGGATATTCATATTCTATAAACATGCCATACTTAAATTTACCATTCTCATGTCGTAGTAATATAGTAGTATACATAATTAAGTTAGTCTTGTAATTCAACACTTATAGTCATATAGCTATACGGTGAATCTGAAACAGATACCACATACTCCCCTGTAAATAGTATGCAGTCTGTTTCAGTAGATCCAACCGTTAATGTTTCATTGTCATGTATGCTTGCAGCCCCTTTTAATGTTGCCCATACTTCAAAAGTATGAGTGGCATTAATTGGGTTAAGAGTACCTAAGTCCACTGTTATATTGCCTGATCCGTCCGTTGTTTCTTCAAAGGTGTATATCTTTTGTGTCGTTATATCTTTGAAGTATACTGTTACATCTGTACTAAGACTTGTAATAGAACCTATTAAAAGACTATCAACACAGGTAGGTATCGTTTTACAGGGAGAACAATTACTACATGCTGCCATATTATTGCTGTTTTATTTTACTCATGCCTTCTATGAAAAGGCTTAATTTATCGAAATCTTCTATAATTATATACTCAACTCCGCTTTGCATTATAGCGTAAATTTCTTCATTATACTCATATACCGTCTCAATTCTATCAAAGTCTATAATGCCGTCACAATACTTAACACTAATAATCTGATCATCCTCATTGAATGTAACTACTTTTAGTTTGCATTTAAAAGGTGTCTTCATTAAGCATGGTTATTAACGTTTCCAAACGCTGTTCATAGTCCTCAAATGCCAAAATAAAGTCTGCTAATGGCATTTCATCGTTGTACGCAAATTGCTTTTGAAGGTTGTAAATTACCTCTTTAATATTTTCTATTTTCTTTTCTTTGAACATAGATTATGTAAATATATTATTTTTTATTATATGAACGGATAAAATAACCGTGAAAACTATTTATGTAATATCTGGCACAGTCAAGTAAATGCGATTGGTGGGCGTTCTTAGCCTTATCTATTTGCCCTTCATCGTCTACTTGGCAAAACATCATATCCTCGATTAGGTACTTGCATTTAGAATGTATTTTAAAGCTCCTATGATTTGACAATATGGCATTACATAAGGTACGTGATTCAGATATTGCAGGGTTCGATCTAGGTACTCGTAGTTGCTCCTGAGATACGTTAAGCTCTTTAAGTAATATTGTATAGTTATTTATATTCCCTTTCGTCTGGGTCGTTCTGCTAAAGCCAGAGGCATCACCAGTAATAAGGTAATGGCAGTTGGGGTACTTGGATTTTATATGTGCTGCTACTTCATAGATGTTAGAGTTGTTCAATCTTATTTCGTCTAGTATATGGATATAATCCCCTCCATGCTGTGCTATAATAGCCGTGCAAGGATCGACATTAAAGTCATGGGATAGGTATACGGTTTCATTTGGATTAAGTTGTATAGTGTCGCTTATATGCTTATCCTTATCGAAGCAATATAAAAATGGTTTATCGGCAGTGGAAACAAACTCGGCTTCATATTCTTGTTTGAAAATGATTGGGTCTAACTGCTGCTTTACTTCGTCTATTTCTTCTTTAGGAATATAAGGATTAGCATAAGTAGGCATGTGCCATGAAGCCCAATTATCATATTTATCTTGGTAGTTATACATCTCATAAAAGTAAGAGTTAATGCCTTTAGGAGTGGATAAGAAATAAGCGTCACCTCTAAGATCTGTTAACGTTGGCCTTACTGCCTGTGTCCATAGCTCCTCAAAGTTTCTTACTATGGCTACCTCGTCACATATTATGCGCTTATAGGATTGCCCCCTTGAAGATTCGATGTTATCCATAGACCAGAAATCTATGATTCCATTTGTTATTAATTCAATATGCTTAGTTTGTTCTTCTTTCTGTTTTATAATAGGTGACAGAATATTTTTTATTTCTTTCCATGTTTTATTAAGCATTTTATAGGTAGGTGAATACCAAGCTACGGGATACCCTTGTAAGGCTACATCTATAATTCTATTGATTCCTAATACCGTTTTACCAAAACGCCTGCCGCAGCAAACGATATTAAACCTTTTAGAATTTTCTATAATATCTAATTGGCTTACATGTGGTTCAGGTAATTGAATATCTATTTCCACTAACTAGACTTTTTATAAACCACATTGATAGTTATATCCTTTTGCTCGTCTTTTACATCAATAGAACTAAGTTTAGGCGCTATATAAGGTAATAACTTAGAAATGGCATCAATAAATTCAATTGGTGTAGTTATCTTATGGAGCATATCAGAAATCCTACATAGATGGGGCTCCACTTGTCCAGATATAACAGCTTTAATTTCTGCTGTTATTTTATTGGTACTACCTTTTGGTTTACCTGGATTACCTTTTGTAAATTGTCCTTTATTATTTCTTGACATCCGTATATCTCCGTAATTATCGGAGTTTCAATTAGTTATGTGATTTTAGTTAAACTATTCTCTACTTTAAGATACGCAATCCGTTGACTTATAGCGTCTAGTATCTTATTTATCTGTTTCAATAGTAAATCAGCTCTGTAAGTCTGGGCTTCTAGTTCTATTTCTGTTTTAATAAGAGCCTCATTTTCTAATTCTGCGTCTATCTTGGCTTTACTTATGGCTATCTTATTATTTATAAAACCCTGAGTAGATTTATTTACTTGTATTTTCCTAATGTAATACGCCAAATTATATTCTGTTTTAGTCTCTGCCACCTGTTGCGCTATGTAATACGAGTACCCTGCTAGTCTGTCTCTGGCTGTTAATATAATATTTATGCTTTGCTCCCTATTAGAGTTCTTTATGTACCAATCTATTATTTTTTCTGCTTCTTTGAATATGTCCATGTAACTATTTTAGTAGCTCCTTTAATGGTAGCTAGGCATATATTTAAAATACACATAACAAAATAGTATTTAAAGCTTTTGGTTCTTTTCATTCTCCAAATCTTCTTTTAACATCTGTCTATAAGCTCCATATAAAGCTGTAAGGTCTGTTGGATCCATGCTAATTATAAGAGTTTCCCCAGCCTCATCATGGAAGTGAATACGAGAATGATTAGAAAAGGTTACAGTAACAGGATGAGATTGCCCATCTTCGGTATAATATATGCCTATTTTCATTTCTATTTCTGGATTTGCTGTTAGGAAGTTACTCATATAATTTGTTGTTTATGTATTTTTCTATTAGTTCCTTTGTCTTGTCGAAGCCCTGAGAAAAGAGAGCGAGATAATTGTGTCTTAGTAAAAATTTGTGCATTTTATCCTGTTCCTCTAAATGCTCATTTTTCATAAGCTCCCCATTCTTTTTCAGTAATTTATAGTCCTCATGCTTTAATTCAATAAATAAGCCATTATAAGTATTACTATGTAATGGTAAGAATAAATCTGGTAGCCCTTTGACCCCTCCCATTCTTTTCCATAAATATTGCTCAAATAATGACTTTTTAGATTCTACGTTTAAAGGTATTATTAAGTATTCAGGATATTGGTATCTAAACCACTGTACTATACCTGCCTGTAATTTCTGTTCTTTAGATAGATACCTTTCAAAAGGATTATTCGCCATCTTTATTATATTCGTGATAACGCCTTAACCCCTCCTTTAAATATTCCAATCCTCTTTCAGCGTGTTGTCTCGTTTTAAAAGTGTTGCCTAATTGTATTCTATCTGCATCTGTGGGATCGTGGTAACATTGCGCTACATTGATAAACCCATTGTTATCTATATAGTAATATTCATCATATTTTTTAGGCATCCACACCTTTCAAATATAATAAATATATAACAATTATTATATAATTATATAATATATATTTTCTCTTTCCCGAAGTTAACAAGGCCAGTTCCGCTATGATGGGCTATTTCTGTGAGGTCATGTTTTTCTAGTGCGAGAGCATCCCAGAAAGTATTCATATTCTTATTGAGGTGAATATCATCTAGTATTAGGATACCTTTAAAGTCATAGAATTTAAGTGTATTATAAAATCTCATTTCTTGAAGGCTATCGTGTGGGTCTACGTCTAGAAGAATAACTTTAGCTTGTTTTAATATCTCGGCATCTTCTATATTCCCATCCATGATTTTAATTTGGACATTTTTTATATTATCTAATATTTTAGATTGCTTTTTAATGTCATAAGTTATCACTCTATTTTCAGGGTTAGCTGATAAGCATAAAGCGGAGTGGCCGAATAATGTTCCGACATCTAAGAAAAGGGCGTTAGAATACTGAAAGGATATATATTTTAAAAGGCGATAGTGTTCATCTTGGTGGAGGAGGTATGGGTATCTTTTAAGATCTTCTTTGGGGAAAGACAGCCTTACTTCTTTAATTGCTTTTTTATTGAGAATCATAGATTTTATTTTTTACAAGCCTTTTAAATTTTAAAAGATCTCTATACGCCTGTATTAATTCTGGGTGCTGCCTTATATCCGCTGCCTTTAATGCTGAATTATCTCTAAGGCAACTAATTATATAGGAATCAGACAACCTATCGCATCGTTTTTTACTATTTTTATTATTCCGTTTTCTATTGAAACATTTATTATTTTTATTATACTCTTGTTGTTGTCGTTTTATAGCTTCTTTGTTTTCTTCTCTATATATCTTTGATGCTTTTTTTGATGCCTCTTTATTTTTTTCATACCATATTTTGTTTTGTAGTACTATTTTCTCTTTGTTTTTCTCACGCCAGATTTTAGCTCGTGCCGCTATTTTCTCTTTGTTCTTACTTCGCCAGATTTTATTTTGCAGTGAATCTCTCTCTTTATTTTTTTTATGCCGTATTTTTTGTCGTAGTGCTATCCTCTCTTTATTTTTTTCATAATATGATTTTTGGTGTGTTTTAATCCATTCTTTATTTTCTAATCTCCATTTGTGTATTTTTTCTTTTTTTAAAACGGCATCACTACTTTGAGCAATGCCGTTGTTAATTAATTGATTTTCCATATATTTTTTAATACTCTAGGAAATCAATCTTTTTATTAGCCTTTATATAGGCATTATACTCAAGTTCTAATTTAGCTGATGCTAATACCTTGCCCGCTAAATTAGCTCTTTCTTTAGCTTCCCTAATACCTATTAGGCCAGACAAATTGGCTATGCTAGAGCTTATCCAAACCGCTAAACGCATTCACCCCGATTGGATATGCTCTGATATAATAACAGCTTTTAAATGGCTTGTTAAAGGTAAATTATTTGACTACCA